GAGTCGTTGGCGCCCCTGCTGCCGATGACCTGGACGGAGGTGAAGCAGCTGCGCCGCGACAACGGGCAGCCGCTGCACAGCGCGTGCAACTACTCGGAGGCAGGCGACCGGCTGACAGCGCTTGTGGACGGCCTCCCCGACGCCGGCGGCCTGCAGGACCTGGTCAAGTGGCGCATGTTCAAGTTCCGCGTGACCGACGGCGCGCGGCTTTGGGGCTACCTGGACGGCGGGGTGTTCTTCCCGTTGTGGTGGGACCCGGAACACCGGTTGTGACCGGCTGCCCACCCCTCGGCCCCAGTCACCCCGCTGTCATTCCCGACGCCCCAACCGTCACGCCCCCCGCCTGACCGGGACGGGGCTGCCGTCGTCGGCCCAGGTGTTGCCGGTGATGACCGCGCCGCCGGTGTCGAGGGCCCGGCCGGAGACGATGATGCCCTTCGGCTGCCGGGCGACCTCGCAGTCCTCGATGACGAGCCCCTGCAGCGGGCCGGGGAGGCGGGAGTCGTTCACGTTGATGCCGCTGGAGGACACCCCGATCCGGTTGCGCCGGATCACGATGTCGCCGGTGGAGCGAGCGTTGCGGGTGCCGGGGGCCAGCATGATGGACGCCATCCTGGCGTCTCCCAGGTCGTTGCCGACGATGTGGATGCTGCTGCCGCCGACGATCTGCACCGCGTCGTTGTGGGTGAGGCCACCGGTGGCGGACTGGCCCGGATCAGGGGCGACCGTGAGGTCGTGGATCCAGCAGGACTCCACCAGGACATGACCGGCGTGCGGGTCGTCGGCGGCGGTGGAGCCGAAGATGTGGACCCCGTCGACGGTGTGCGCGATCTCGCACGCCGTCAACCGGACCTGGGAGCCGCGCACGGCGTCGAGCAGGTGCCCGGCGCGGGGCCGGTGGGTCGGCAGGAACGTGCAGCGGGTCGCCGACGCGGACGGCACGGCGCCCGTGGCGGGGCGGTCGTCGCGGATGTTCAGCAGCGCGACGCTGCTGCCCGGGTTCTCGACCCCGGCGAACCAGCAGTTGATGAACTTCACGCCGGGGGCGCGGACCGTCACCAGCCGCTCGAACCGGATGTTCCGGAACTCCGCACCGGCCCGCATGACGACGTAGGCGGTGGCGGTCATGGTGTCCGCGCCGATGGGGGCGGTGATCGTGGCCAGCTCGACGCCGTGCGGGACGCCTGTGGTCGCTGGGCCCGGCCACGTCCACTCCGGCTCCGGCGGGTCCACGGGCCCGCAGTCCACCGGGGTGAGGGTGATCCGGCCGGTGATGTCGAACGTTCCGCCGGTGGCGTGCACCGTGGTGAAGCCGTCGCCTTCGATGCGCATGGTCATGCCTGCTGCTCCCTTTGTCGGGCGGGTGGTCGTGATGGTCGATGTCCAGGTGCAAAGGAATGGTGTGTTGTGATGCCCTTCACGGCCCCCCGCCCTGGTCGCGGGAGATGAGGACGATCCCCGCGCCGACGCACACCGCCCCGATGCCGAGCAGCAAGGAGCGGGCGTCGGACGGGTCCCCCGCGTCGGCCAGGCCGACGCCGACGGCGATGATGATGAGCCCGAGCAGGAGCAACGGCCAGCGGGACAGCCAGGACCAGTCCATTCAGGGGCCGTCCTCGTCGTCGTCGTGGTCCTTGCCGCCCATCCCCAGCCACACCGCCAGGCCGCCGGTGATCGCGGCCACGAGGGAGAACAGCTCCAGGACGATCCGCTCCTCCGGGACCGGGGTCCACGGCCCCAGCACCAGGACGAGGGCACCCAGCAGCGCCAGGCCGACCGCGGTCGCCAGGATCACCGCCACCGTGCCCCGATGGTCGGGCTTGCGCTTCACTCGTCCTCCCACCATCGACGCCGCTGCTCGGTGCGGCGCTGGATGTCCTGCTCCCACCGGTCGAGCACCCACCACACCATCAGCAGGGTCAGCAGGAACCCGCCCAGCAGCAGGACCGCCTCCATCAGGCCCATGCGACCTCTCGGCCCCAGCGCTCCCGGTTGGTGGCCCCGGCGTCGCGCCAGCGGATGCCGGAGGTGTCCAGGGACTGGCGGCGTTCCCGCAGGACGTCGGGGTTGGGGACGTGGGCGTAGGTGCCCTCCAGGAGGCGGGCCTCGAAGATGCCGCCGCCGTGGGAGAAGTACACGATCGTGGTTGCTGTGGACATGAGGACTCCTTCGATGAGCCACCCGCCGGCGGCGGGCGGGGGGTTGGTGGGCGGGGTGGAGGTGCCTTGCAGGCGCCGGATCGCGGCGACGGGGTCGGCGTTGTTCGAGCAGCCCCACCCGGCGCCGGCGTTGAGCCACCACTCCAGGTGCAGATGGGGGCCGGTCGCGTTCCCCAGCGCACCCACGCGGGCGATCTGCTGCCCCTCGGCGACCCGCGTCCCGTTGGGGAGCCGGTCGAGGGTGTGCCCGAACTGGAACCCGCCGCGGGGGTCGGCGTCGGGGACGAGCAGGAACTGGTGGGGGCCGAACGCCGACCCGGCCGACACGTGCCGGATGACACCGGCGACGGGGGCCACGATCGGCGACCCGCTGCTGTGCGCCCAGTCGGTCCCGGTGTGCCGGCCGTTGCCGTTGGCGTCCCGGTTGCAGGACCAGTGCCGTCCCCGCTGCCCCCAGACGGCGGTCTGTCGTCCTCCGGGGACTGGGTGGGTCCTCATGCGGCCTCCTCGGTGAGCATCTCGGGCTGGGGTTGGGGCGGCAGCGGCAGCCGCACGAGGGTGATCCAGGCGGTGTAGAGCACCGGCTGCCCCGTGGTCTGCCGGGACCGGAACCAGAACCTGCTGGTCGGGTCGAGCAGCACGGTGGCCGTCAGTGCCGAGAACGTCTCGCTCGGCGGGGGCGGGTGGGCGACGGCGCGCACCAGCGCGTCGTGCCCGATGCACAGCGCCATGCTGCCGGTGCCGGTCGTGGTGGTCTGGAACGAGGCGGTGACCGTCCACCAGCCGCCGTCGTCGACGCTCAGGGAGTGGTCGGGGTGCACGGTGACGCCGTCCAGGACGTTGTCACCGGGCAGCAGCGGGAGCCGGTGCCCGAACAGCCCGCCGGAGGGGATCGCCGCCTCCTCGATGAGCAGGAACCCGTAGCCGGCTGGCGTGGCGGGCGCTCCCTTGCCGCCGCCGGCGTTCGCGTCCACGTACGCCTTCGTGGCGGCGTCGGTCGGATCGACCGGGGCGCCGACGGAGGTGAGGCGGTACCCGCCGAGATCGCCGCCGTAGGCGGATGTGAAGTAGGACAGGTTGGAGTCGCCGTCGACGGCGAGGGTGCCGGGCAGGTGCAGGTCGGGGCCGACCCCACCGCTGCCCGGCGGTCCCTGCGGCCCGACGCGGGCCACCTTCACGGTGTGCACGGGCACCGGGACGACGACGGAGCGCTCCTGCCGCGACAGGACCGCCGTCCGTTCGGCGACGTCGACCTTCACCGTCATGGCCGCGTCACGTCCATCTGGACCGCCAGCGTCCCGGCGACCACCGTGGTCGGCAGCACCTGCCCGGCCTCCAGCACCTGCAGGTCCCACACGCCGGACCAGGACGCCTGCCCGTCGAGCAGGGCCCGGACGTCGTCGCCGTCCCAGGCGACGTCGAACTGCCCGCGGGAGGCGTCCACCGCGGTGATGACCGCCGTCAGGGCCACTTCCTGGCTCGTCGCGGCGGACCGCGCCTGGGCGTGCAGCTCGGCCCCGGTGAGGTCCCAGGGGCTGCCGTCGGCGAGGAACTCGAACCGCTCGGCGTTGGCGTCCCCGGCCATCACGCAGGCCCAGTCCAACCTGCTCGGACCCGTGCAGATGCTCGTCATCGTCTCCTCCTCCTAGCCGACCCGGACGCGGTACCACATGCGGATCTGCGGCCTCGGCGACTGCGCGGCGCCGTTGGCGTAGCCGTAGTGGCCCTGGGCGGTGGACGGGGCCAGCAGGCCGATGCCGTGCGCCCCGTTCACCCGGAACTCCTCGGCCATCGATGTGCGGCCGGGCGCGACCAGGCCCTGGCAGTTCGTCATCCAGCCGCCGTCCATGCTCCCGCTGTTCATCCAGTTGGCGCGGGGCGCGTGCGGCGCCCAGTTCGCGCCGCCTAACTGCAGCACGCCGGTGGATCCGGGGAACTGCGCCGGGAACCCGCCCTGGAACGCGCCGTGGTGGACCACGAAGTGCACCGCGTTCCCGCCGCCGTTGAAGTGGTGGTCGTTCCAGACGGCGAGGTCGATCCGGTCGATCGCGACGCAGTTGCGGACCTCCGCCGGGATCGCGAACGTGCACAGGCTGCGCTGGTTGCCGTGCGTCCCGGAGAACTGGCCGTAGAACATGTTCGGCACCCCGCGGTTGCCGCCGGAGCCGTTGTACGTCGCCGAGGACACCGCGGTGCCCTCGAAGTACCGGTTCTCGATGGTCACCGGCTTCGTCGACGCGGACGCGGTGGCGCTGCTCACCAGCACCCCGCCGCGGAGGGCGTCGACGCGCCAGGTGAACGCCGTCCCGGCCGGCAGGCCCGAGTCGGTGAACGTCAGCGCCGGGCCCGCGTAGACCTGCGTTGTGCCGCGGAACAGGCGGTAGGAGTCGGCGCCTGCGCCGGGCGCGGTCCAGGTCAGCCGGACCTGGGAGGTCGACACCGGCACCGCTGCCAGCGTCGTGGGGGTCCGCGACCACACCAGGGTCCGCTGCCCCCCGTGGTAGGCGTGGATCGTCTGCACGGGCACCGTCGTCCCGCCGACCGCGGCGAGGGGGTCGGCCAACGGCTTGCGCTGCCCGCCGGTGTACGCGTAGACGGCCATGTCAGACCCCGAAGTACAGGGCGCCGTCGGGGAGCCCTCCGGCCGGGGGGGCAGCGGCGACCGGGCCGATGACGAAGCGGGCGTCGATGTACCCCTTGGTGGTGGGATGGCTGGCGGCCGTGGGGGTGTTCGCCTCGATCACCCCGCCCGCCATCTTCAAGGTGCCGGTGGTGAGGAGGTTCTCCACGGCCTGCCCGAGGGCGAGGATCTGCTCGGGGCCGTCGGCGTCGTTGGGGACCTCCGGTGCGGGGAACCCGTAGACGGGGGTGGCAGCCATGTCACTCCTTCGTTCGCGGCCAGGGGCCGAGGTCGGCCCACAGCGGTCCTTCGGCGGGCTCCCAGACGTTGGCGTCGACCAGGGACTGCCACAGGTGCCCGGCGTGGGTCACCCGGTCCCCGGCCGCGTACGCGTCGTGCGCCCCGGTCGGGGGCGACCAGGGCCGGTACTGCCCCGGCCCGGTCTGCTCCCGCCAGTTGGTCGGCGGCTCCCACACGTTGGCGTCGAGCAGGGACACCCAGGTCCGGCCGTCGTGGGTGGCGATCCAGCCCTTCGGGAACGCGTCGTGCGCCCCCTGGGGCTGCCGCCACGGCTGCCCCGGCTCGGCACCTTCGGCGGCCAGGAAGCGCGCGTTCAGTGCCGCCATCTGCTCCGGGACCGAGGCGAGCACGGAGCGTCGGCGCACCTCGGTGTTCGCCGCCGCAGCCTGCTCGTGCAGGTCCTCGTCGCTCAACGCCTGCCAGTCGATCACTGTCGCGCCTCCAGTTCGGCCACCCGTGCGGACAGCTCCTGCACCGCGCCGATGAGCAGCGGGACGATCTCGCCGTGGTTCAGCGAGGACAGCGCGTCGGCGCCCTCCCCGGTGCCCACGGCGGTCGGCACGACCTGCTCCACCTCGTCGGCGATGAGGCCGACGTGCTCCACCGCCGGGGCGACGGCGCTGCCGTCGAGGTCCAGCGGGAGGTAGGTGACCGGCCGCAGCGCCAGCACCTGCGCCAGCGCCCGGTCGCCGGGCAGGTCCGCGATCCCGGTCTTCAGCCGCCGGTCGGACAGCGTGCCGACGACGACGTTGCCGGTGGCGTCGATGTTCCCGACGATGTTCGGGCTGGCCCAGCGGAACCCGATCACGTTCCCCAGGGAGCCCGGCGAGTGCGTGTGGTTGTAGGCGATGCCCCGGTTGTTGACGGTCACCGGACCGGCCGAGACCAGTTCGGTGCGGGCGTGGACCGCGGGCGCATACACCCCGACCGAGGCGTCGACCGCTTCGACGAACGCCCAGCCTGCCAGCAGCGGCCCGCGCTGCGTGCCTCCGGACTGGTGCAGCACTTCCAGCCCCATCAGGCCGCTCTGCGCGGCGGAGCGGAGCCGGGACAGCGAGACCCCCGGACGGTGCAGCACCAGTGCGGTCTCCGCTCCGGCGATCTCAAGGTTCCCCGTCATCTGGTCCCCTGCGCGCCGCACGAAGTCGCCGGAGGCGCCGCCGCCGCCCTCGCCGATGGCGACGGCCATCCCGTCGCGCAGCAGGAGCAGGACGCGGTGCCCTGCCCCGGCGGGGGGCCGGTTGATCCACCGGGTGACGGGGACCCGGGCGCCGGCGACGTCGACGGTCCCGGCGGTGGTGGTGGTGACGGCGTCCCGCATCGTCATCGGGCGGCCCCCGGTGAGGTCGGCCAGGACGTCCAGGAGGCTGCTCATCCGGTCCCCCGCAGTTCCAGGCGGGCGGCGCCGGGACCGATCGGGTGCTCGACGCGGCGGACCTGGGCGACCTCCTGCACCGCCGCGGCGCCGCGGTGCGATGGGGGCCACACGATCCGGACGTGGTCGCCGGGCTCCAGGCTGGGGTCGGGGCCGATGTCGGCGTCGATCTTGCGGATCCGGCCGCGGAGCCCGTCCAGGCGGGTGGCGGCGGCGGCCTGGACGGTGGCTGCGGTCAGCAGCGGGGAGGAGTAGAACAGGACCTTCCGGCCGAACGGGCCGCCCCACCGCACCGGGGACGCCGGGTCCTCGATGCGGGCCAGGGCCCGCACGGTGTCGTCGTCGGGGTTGAACGCGACGACGGCGTTGTACCGCTCGTCGCGGGTGAGCTCCGGCTCGGTGCGGGCGAGCATCGTGTTCCGCTGCCCGTGGACGAACTCCCGCACGGGGACCGCGGCGGGGTCGGGCGGGTCGTCGGCGGCGATCCGGAACCCGCCGTCGCGGCGTTCCCGCACCACCGCGCCCAGGCCGGCGGCGAGGTCGTGCACGGCCTGCAGCCGGTCCTCCTCGAACAGCAGCCCCGTCGGGACGGCCCGGTCGGGGACGGCGACCTCGACCACGGCGCCGGGGACGGATTCGCGCAGCAGTGCGGTGATGGCCGCGGCGGCGGACCCGGTGGGGGCGTAGGGGGCCAGGAACCGGTCGTCGGCGACGTACCGCAGCCACCCCTCGGCGCGGACGGTGAACCCGGCGGTGGCGGTGGGGGCGGTGGGGGTGGCCACGACCGGTCCGGCGAACACCTGCACCAGTTCGACGGTGGCGTCGGCGTACCGGATCCCCAGCAGGATCCGCAGCTCGCTGCCCAGCGGCATCAGGGGGTCCTGCGCGACGGCGGGCAGGAACGCGGGGTCGGCGACCTCGACGTCGGCGCTGGAGGTGATCGCGGCGCCGTGGTCGCGGACCACCGTCCCCCCGGACACGGGCAGGTCGGCGACCAGGAGCTGCCCGCCGCGCCACACCTGCACCTGGTGGGCGACGCGGTGGGACGCGGTGACGGCGACCGGCCACCGGTCGGAGACGGCGATCATCCGCCGCTCCGCAGCAGGACGGGCGCGTCGGGCGGGTACAGGACGTCGACCCAGGGGGTGCGGCGGATGTCGGCCCACCGGGTCCCGCGGGCCAGGAGGTCGCCCCACGTGGTGGCCGGGGTCGGGGCCAGGACGCCGGGGCCGTCGACCTCGACCCAGTCGAAGGTCCACAGGCGGGCGTCGTGCAGGGCGGCGGAGGGCCGTTGCGTGGACAGGGGCCCGGCGGACAGGTAGAAGGGGGCGGTGATGCCGAACCCGGCGGGGGCGGTGAACAGCAGGATGTTGCCGGTGGCGAGGAGGCCGTGGAGCCGGTCGGCCTCGGACCGGGTCAGGGTCAGGGCGGTGGTGGTGCCGGTGGCCTGCTGCCGGACGTCGGTGATGGCCAGCGGCGCGGTCCGGCCCAGGGGCCGCAGCAGTTCGCGGCGCACGTCGCTGCTGGTGTCCCCGGCCTGCTGGCCGACGATGCGCAGCGGTGTGCGGTGGGCCGGGACGAGGGCGTCGCGCAGCAGCGCCCCGGGGTGCTCCACGACGACGCCCCGCACCGGCGGGGACGTCTCCAGCAGGGTCCCGGCGGTGTCGTAGATCGCGGCTTCGTAGTCCAGCGGCGTCCCGAAGAGGACGTCGATGTCGGTGTGCACCCAGGCGCCGTCGAACCCGGGCCAGGCCCGCACCAGGGCCCAGGTGCCGGTCATGGCGCGGCGGACCTCGATCCGGGCCGCGGCGGCGGCGTCGCTGGTGACCCGCAGCCGCACCTCGGTGGGCCCGGCGGTCGCGGTCAGGACGGTGGTCACAGCCGCCTCCCGCGGGCCAGGGCGGCGGCCAGGCGCTGCTCGTCGCGGCGGTTGACCCGTTCGATCATCGAGGTGATCTCGGTGTCCCCGATGTACACCTGCAGGTAGGTGGCGGCCGGGCCGGGCGGGCGCTGGTCGGGGACGTGCTGGGCGAGGCGGGACAGGGGGATGACGGCTTCGGGCCCGGCCTCCCCGACCATGGCGATGGTGGGGCGGGACACGATGCCGCCGTCGGCCAGGCGGGGGATGCTGGGGATGGTGGGCACGTTCACCCCGGGGACCCGGTTCACGGCGGAGATGACGTTGTTGAAGCCGCGGATGGCTGCGTTGAGCAGCCCGATGCCGGTGTTGATGACGCCTTTGAGCCCGTTCCAGATGCCCGACGCGATGCCCTGCACCGCGTCGACGGCGCCCTGCACGATGCCCCGGATGGAGTCCCAGACGCCCTTGACCTTGTCCCGCATCGTGGTGAACGCGTTCACCACGACGTCCTTGGCGCGGGTGATCCCGCCGGACAGGAACCCGTAGACGGCGTCCCAGGCGGCGCGGACGGCGCCCCACAGCCCGTTCCACACCGACAGCACCGCCGACCGGATGCCCTCGAACACGGCCACGATGAACGCCCACGCCGCGGACAGGGCGCCGGCGATGAAGCCCCACGCAGCGGTCAGGGCCCCGGACACCGCGTCCCACAGGCCCTGCCAGATCGGGGCGACGAACCCGACGATCGCGGCGAAGGCGGCCTGCAGGAACGCCCACGCCACCTGGATGATCGCGGACACGACGGTCCACCAGATGCGGATGGGCAGGGTCAGCAGGGACCAGAAGGTGTCCCAGACCGGCTTCACGGCGGCCCAGATGGACGTGAAGAGGCCGCCGATCCAGGCGATGGCGGCGCGGATCGCGGCCACGACGGCGTCGAAGGCGCCCTTCACCGCCTGCCACAGCGACTGCAGGATCGGCTGGACGAAGGCCCAGGCCGCCGCGAAGGCGGCCTTGATCTGGTCCCAGTACTTCCAGATGAGGAACGCCGCGGCCGTGATGGCCAGCACGAGCAGCCCGATCGGGTTGGCCGCGAACGCGGCTCCGATGATCCGCATCACCGTCACCACGCCCTTGGCGAACCCGAACAGGGTCCGCCCCAGCGTGGCGAACACCTTCCCGACCGACCCGAACGACACCAGCACCCGGCCCAGGGGGGTCAGCTGCTTCCACACGGGGAAGATCGCGCCGACGACCTTGTTGAACCCGCCGGACACCTTCGCCAGCATCCCGCCGGTCTTGGAGGCGGCGGTGGCGACCCGGCCCAGGCCCAGGGCGACCGGGCCGACCGCGGCGGCGCCGGCGACCGCGTACACGATCCACTTCTGCATCTCGGGCGACAGTTCGCTGAACCACACCAGGACGTCGGCGAGGGCCCCGACCAGGGGCACGATGGCCTGCGCGATGCCGGCGAACGCGGGCCCCGCCGCGGTCAGGGCGGGCCCGATCGCGGCGGTGATGTCGGTCAGCGCCGACTTGATGTCGGGCAGGGACGCGGTGATGGAGTCCGCCAGGCCCTGCCCCACGGTGTCCTTGAACGTGGACCACAGCCCGGTCAGGGTCTGCGACTGCGCCGCCATCCCGCCGACGAGGTTCTGCATCGGCCCCAGGGGCTGCTCGAACGCCGCGGTGATGACGTCGGCGCTGATCTTGCCTTCGGAGGCCATGGTGCGGACCTGCGCCTGCGTCACGCCGAGCTGGGCGGCGAGCTCGCCCCAGATGGGCACGCCGACGTCGGCGATCTGGTTGATGTCCTCCGTCATCGCCCGCCCGGAGCCGAGGATCTGGGCGTAGGCGAACCCGAGCCGGTCCAGGCCCTGCGCGCCCTGCGTGCCGGCGGCGTCGCCGAGGAACGTGATCGCCCTGGTCAGGTCCTCGGTGGCGACGCCGGCGTTGAGGAGCCGCTGCGCGGTGGTGGTGAGGTCGGCGGTCTCGAAGGGGGTGATCGCGCCGAGGGCCTTGAGGTCGGCCATGACCTTCCGGCCGGTCTCGGCGGACCCGGTGAGGGTGGCGAACGCGACCTCGGCCTGCTCCAGCGACGCGGCGGTGGTGATCCCGAAGAACCCGGCGGCGCCCGCGGCGGCCAGGATCGGGGCGGTGACCGCGACGCTCATCTGCTTGCCGAACCCGGTCAGCCCGGACCCGGCCCGGGACAGCCCCGACGACAGCTCCTTGCTGAACCCGGCCCAGTCCGGCTTCAGCTCGATGAACGCGGTCCCTGCGGAGACGGACATCAGCGGCCGCCCCCCGCCAGGGCCTGGTCGAGGGCGTCCAGGGCGTCACCGGTGCCCACCGCGGCGCCGCGGCGCCGAGCGGGCCGGGGCACGAACGGTTTCGGCTCCTTCACCTTGCCCCCGGCGGCGCGGACGGTGGCGGCGGTGAGGATGTCGAGGCGTTCCACGATCACCCCGAGCAGGGTCCGGTCGGGGGGCCACGTGCCGTTCAGGGCGCACGCGGTGCGGGAGCCCTCGGGCAGGCCGTGCACCAGGACGCCGAGCCGCCGCGCGCTGATCGGGGCCATCCCGTACACCTCCTGTCCCAGGTCGAGCCCGTAGTGCTGCTGGAAGTCCGCCTCCACCGCCGGCCAGTGCTCGTCGAGCAGCCGGTCGACGGCTAGGGCTTTCCCAGGTCCACGCCGTACACGGCCTTCATCAGGTCGGCCATGTCCTCCCGGGTCAGCTCCGCCGACGACAGGAACCCGGCGGCGTCGGCGGGGTCGACCAGGATCAGGGCGAACGCCCCGACGAGGTCGCCGGCGGTGAAGTGCTCGACGCACTGCATCGGCAGCTCGGGCTTCAGGACCCACTCCCGGCCGCCGAAGCGGACGGTGCGGGGGCTCTTGGCCTCCAGCCGCGCCGCTTTGCGGGCGTCGAGGTCGATGACGTCGGCCGCGTCGGTGGCGGCCCGTTTCGTCGATGGCATCAGAGGGTGCTCCTGTCAGTAGGACCGGATGGTGGTGCCGGTGTCGCCGTCGGGGATCAGGAACGCGAAGGTGTACCCGGCGGTGTCGTCGCGGCGGCAGCCGACGGTGATCTCCACCGCGGCGAGGTCCTCGGTGTTCAACGGCATCTCCCCGGCGTCGGACAGCCGGGTCAGGGGCAGCACGAGGCGGTGCAGGCGGGACGTCGCGGTGGCCCGGTACTGCAGCACCAGGGCCCGTTCGGCGGACACGTCGGTGATCCAGGTCAGGGCGTCGGCGTCGTGCTGCGCCAGGGCGAACCCGAACTCCGGCTCCAGGGTGGGCGGTGGGCGCAGCAGGACCTCCCCGCGGGGCCAGCCGCGGATCGCGTCGGGGGCGTCCACGCCGGGGGTGAAGGTGAGGCCGTCGTCGGTGAGCCATCCGACGCCGATGAACGCGGCGTCCAGGGGCGCGGCGAGGTCGGCGGGCAGCGGGGTGCCCGCGGGGGCGGCGAACAGCTGCCCGTCCCACGCCTGCAGGACGGTGCTGGTGTCGAAGGGCATGGCTGCCTCCTCCTAGGTGGTTCGGGCGATGTGGGCGATGCGGACGGTCAGTTGGGTGCGGTAGCGGTGCAGCGGCGGCTGGGCGGACTCGTCGAGCTCGCGGACCTCCGACACCGGCCGGATCGACAGGGCGCCGGGGACGTGCGGGTGGCCGGTGAGGGCGTCCAGGGCGGCTTCGGCGAGGGTGTGCAGGTCCCGCATCTGCGCGGCCCAGGCGTCCAGCTGCACCAGGGCGGACGCGGAGTGCCGGAAGCCGACGGGGGCGTGCCCGCTGGTGCCGACGTGGGTCAGCCGCAGGCACGGGTAGCGGTGCCCCTGCGGCAGGTCGGGGGTGGCGTACACCCGGTCGGCGACCAGGGCGGTGACGGCGGGGTCGGCCAGGAGGACCTCCCGGCACACCAGGACAGGGTCGGGCAGGGCCATCAGCGCCTCCCCCGCTGGAAGCGGAGCCCGGCGGCCAGGGCGGCCCGCTGCACCGGGGCGTAGGCGCGGGTGTTCACCGACCCGAACTCGAAGAGGTGGCCCAGCCGCCACCGGGTGCCCACCGCCACGGACACGCGCCGGCCGGTGCCGTCGGGCTCGGCGAACCCCTGCCGGGCGAACGGGGCGACGCGGCGGCCGCCGGTGCGGCCCACGGGCAGCTGCGCGGCGATGCCCTTGCGGACGGTGATGCCCTTGCCCAGCAGCATCCGGCGGAACGCGGGGTCGTTGCCGAGGTCGTCGGGCAGGGACCGGTTGGGCTGGAACCGGATACTCATGCGCCGGCCCTGCCGCGGACGGTCTGGTGGGTCAGGACCCCGGTGCGGGGGGAGCGGTGCGCCAGCGGCTGCCCGTCGACCTCCCACGACCCGATCCCGTCGACCTCGATGCGGGTGGCCCGGTCCAGGGCCACGTCCGGGGCGAAGTACACCGTGATCGCGGTGAACACCCGGCCCTCGCGCTCGCTCGTGACCGGTTCGGAGTACCAGCAGCGGGCCGCTGAGCGGTGCTCCGCCACGACTGCGGCGCCGTAGTCGTCGGTGCCGTCCGGGATCCGGGAGACCACGGTGCAGGGCACCGTCATCAGCCGCTGCGGTGACAGGGTCATGGCGCCGCCACGGCGGTGGAGGTGGTCATGGTGCCGATCCGGGGCCTGGACCACGGCGCCAGCAGCTGGGCGTGCAGGTCGGACAGCCCTGCCGAGCCCGGCTGCCGGTAGGTGACGGAGTAGCCGCCCAGGGATTCGGCGGCGACGTCCCCGCCGCCGCCGGGCGGGGCCGCCAGCGCGGCGATGACCAGTTCGCTGGCGACCCGCACCACGGCGGCGGGGAACGGGGCGCGGGCGGGGATCCGGGGCGCGGCGATGCGCAGGTGCGCCTCGACGTCACCGGCGGCGACGTCGAACCGGGCGTCCTCGTCCGGGCCCAGTGCCCGGCCGAGGCGCTGCTCGACGTCGTCGCGGGTGGCGATCCGGTCCCCGCCCATGCCCCTCAGCGCTTCCCGCCCCGGCCGGCGGCCGCCTGGGCCACCTCGGCCGCTTCGGCGTCGTCGGCGTGGTCGTCGGCCAGGGCCGCGGCCGCGGCGACGGCGGGGGCCTCGTCGAAGCGGACGAAGTTCGCGGCGATGTCGTGCGCGACGAACCCGTACGACGCCTCCAGCAGGATCCCGATCTGGTTGGTCTGCCACAGCGGCACCAGCTGCCCGCCGGTGCGGACGGTGGCCTGGTCGGTCATCTTCATGGTCAGGTCCATGCCGACGCCGTACGCGCACATCCGCCAGTCGCCGCCGAACCCGGCCACCGTCGGGTCGCCCTTGTGGATGACCCGGCCGAACAGCGCCTGCTCCCCGCCGATCGTGGTCAGGTCGGCCTGCAGCTCACGGCCCAGGGTGTCGCGGGTGTTCGCCAGGCGGGCCCGCAGCGTCTTGTCCAGGGCGTACCCGTTGAAGTCCGGGACGTGGCCCTGCGCGCCGACGAGGTCGCCGAACACCCCGCCCTGCCCCTGGGCGCTGGTGCCCAGCGCCACGACCTGCGGGGTCTGCCCGATCCACGTGCTGAACGGCCCCGCGCCGGCGCCGACGGTCCGCTTCCCGAACAGGGCGGCGATGTCGAAGGCGCGGGCGATCGCTTCGCCGCCCTTCTCCTGGATGATCGCCAGGAGGCCGCCGGGGTCGGTGCGCCGGAACTCCTCGGTCACCAGGATGATCGTGGCGACCTTGCGCGGCTCCATGATGAGCACGGCCGCGCCGGGGTCCGAGACGTGCTTCTCGGCGCCCTCGGCGACCCAGTCCGCCTCCACGTCGCCGACGGTGACCGGGATCGCGGACCCGGTCAGGGTGGTGGGGGCCCGCTGCGCCAGGCGCATCACGATGCTGGTCTCGGTGGTCCGTTCGAAGATCGCTCCGGCGACCGCCTTCGGGACCGCCTGGGCGACCCCGTTCAGTGTGAGCGCCATGCGCCCGTCCTTTCGGCTCAGGCCCCCAGGAAGGAGGCGAACTCGTCCGCTGCCGTCCGCGGGCCGTGCCCGCCGGCGGTCCCGGCGACGGCGTCGACCGGGGGGACCTTCGCCCCGGCGCCGGGCGGCGCCGTGGGCAGGTGGGACAGCAGGTCGTCGGCGTCGGCCTCGAGCTCCTCGCGGGTGCTGCCCTGCAGCCGGCCCGCCAGGGCGGCGGGGACGCCCTTGGCGGTGGCGACCTGCGAGCGCAGGACCTGGGACTCCGCCGCGGCGGCCCGCTGCTCGGCCTGCTGCAGCCGGTCGGCGAGCTTCTGCTGCTCGGTCTTGCCCGATTCCTCGATGGCCGCCAGGCGCTTGGCCGCGTCGGCGTTGGCCTTGGCGCGGGCCTCGTTCTGCCGGGCGAGGTCCTTCCACTTGGCCAGTTCCGCCGCCAGGTCGCCGGCGCCCGTTCCGGGCTGCTCCTGCCCGCCGGGGGCGCCCGTTGCGGGTGCCTGCCCGTCGTGCTGCTGACCTGCCTGCTCGCCGCCCGTTCCGGGCTGCTCGACACCCATTCCGGCTGCCTCCCCATCAATGTAGTCCGTCCGTGCTACTGACACTAGTCCTTTCGGGCCAGTGCGGGCCTAGGCTCGCGGTATGACCGATCCGCTGTCCCGCGCCACGTCCCTGCTGCAGGACCTGCGCGCCGACGCCGCCCGCCTGGACGTCCTGCACGAGTACTACGCGGGCCGCAGCGCCCTGCCGCACGTGCCGCGGCAGGCCAGCGAGGAGCTGCGCCGGCTGGTGGACCTGGCCCGCACCGCGTGGGGGGCCCTGGTGGTCGACGCCGTCGCCGAACGGCTCGTGGTGGAGGGCGTGAACTGCACCGCCGGGTCGCAGGCGTCCGCGGCGGCGTGGGCGCTGTGGCAGGGCAGCGCGTTGGACGCCCGGCAGAACGCGGTCCACGTCGACGCCCTGGTGTCGGGGGCCTCCTACGTGCTGGTGTGGCCCGCGGCCGCGGGCGGGGCGTCGGTGCGGGGCCTGGACTCCCGGGACACGATCGGGGTCCGCGCCGGCAGCGGCCCGTGGGCGTTGTCGGAGGCCGTGCACACCTGGACCGCCGGCGGCGTGGAGCTGCTGGCGTGGTACGGCCCGGACGAGGCCCGCACGTGGGCGCGGCCCGCGCCGCGGTCCCATCGCGCCCCCGCCCTGCGGGTGGTCCGCTGGTGGCGCGACCCCGTGGACAGCATCGACCTGGCCCCCTCGGGGGCGTGGGTGCCGGTGGAGGCCGCCGCCCACACCCTCGGCGGCTGCCCGGTGGTGCGGATCGCGAACCTGCCCGACCTGCGCGGCGACGGCGTGTCCGACCTGCAGGCGCACCTGCCCGCGATCGACCGGATCACCGAGACGGTGCTGGGCCGGCTGACGGCGGGGAAGTTCGGGGCGTACCGGCAGCGGTGGGCCACCGGGATCCGGCTGCCCGACAAGCTCGACCCCGACACCGGGGAACCGGTCCTGGGCCCGGACGGCCTGCCGGTGCCGGGGCCGGCGCCGTTCCGGTACGGCGCGGACCTGCTGTGGACCGCCGAGGACCCGGCCGCGGAGTTCGGGGACTTCGCCGCCACCGACCTGCGCCCCATCGTGGAAGCCGTCGAGCAGGACATCAAGCACCTGGCGTCGGTGACCCGCACCCCCGCCCACTACCTGCTGGGCGGGTCGGCGAACCCCCCGTCCGCGGAGGCGCTGCTGGCGGCGGAGTCCGGCCTGGCGGCGAAGGTGCGGCGCCGGCAGCTGGACCTGGGGGAGGCGTGGGAGCAGGTGGTGCGCCTGGCCGCCCGCGCCGCGGACGTGCCGCAGGTCGCCGACGACGACCAGCTCGAGGTGGTGTGGCGCAACACCGAGGTCCGCTCCCCCGGCGCCGTCGCCGACGCGATGCTGAAGCTGCGGCAGGCGGGCCTGCCGTTGGCGGCGCTGCTGGAGACGTTCGGGTGGAGCCCGCAGGCCATCGACCGGGTCCTGGC